GCAGCTGGAGGATCGTTTCGACGAGGCCATCGGCGAGCATCAGTTTAAGGCGTATTATCAGCCGAAGTGCAACCCCAAGACGGGCGAAATCGTCGGCGGCGAGGCGCTGGTTCGCTGGGTGCAGGAGGACGGCACCATGCTCTCGCCCGATCGCTTTATCCCGCTGTTTGAAAAGAACGGCGCCATCGGCAAGCTGGATGAATACATGTTCACCTGCGTCTGCGCGCAGCTCAGCCAGTGGCGCAGGGAAGGGCTTGAGATTCGGCCGGTGTCGGTCAACCTGTCGCGCGCGTCGCTGTGCCGTCAGGGCGTGGCGCTGGCGTATAAGCGCATTCTGGAGGGCTACGGCCTGTCCACGTGGATGGTGCCGCTGGAGGTGACGGAAAGCGCGATGATCTCCGACGACGCGGTGATCTCCGTCCTTCAGGAGTTTTATCGCTATGGCTTCCGCATCGAGATCGACGACTTCGGCAAGGCGCAATCCACCCTGCCGATGCTCAAGCTGCCGTTTGTCGATACCGTCAAGCTGGATAAGAGCCTGATCGACTGCATCGGCGACCGCAAGGGCGAGATCATGCTCCGGCAGGTCGTGCGCCTGTGCTACGAGCTG